ATTGGTAGTACCACTATTGACGCCAAACTAAGAGCTAAAATTAATATCCTTGGTGAATTGACAGAATTAATTGTTGATGATGCTGGAGGATATTATGATGGTGTTCCTGAGATAGTTATTTCTGGACCAACACAATCTGTTGGGTATGGAACATATTTAACAAACGAAGATGTTGTAGGATCTCAAAGTGGTGCTACAGCAAGAGTTAAATCATGGAATACTTTAACACAAATACTCAAATTAGGGGATATAACAGGTTCTTTTGTAACTGGAGAATCAATCACGGGTCAGTCAAGTGGAGCTGCATATGCAAATATTGACCTAAATAAATTTAACCTTCCTGAAGATGGGTTTGCACAAAACAATACTATTGAAATAGAAGCAGACGCGATTCTTGATTTTAGTGAATCCAATCCATTTGGTAATCCGTAGGAGATAAACCATGTTTGATCATTTTTACCATCAAATTTTTAGAAAAACTGTCATCGCATTTGGCACTCTTTTTAATGGGATGACAATTAAAAGAGATGGTGGAGAGATCATTGAAGTTCCTCTAGCATATGGTCCAACTCAAAAGTTTTTAGCAAGATTAGAGCAACAACCAGATTTAAATAAACCAATACAAATAAGTCTACCTAGAATGTCCTTTGAATTTTCTGGGGTATCATATGATTCTGGTAGAAAATTAGCAGGAACTCAAGCATTTACAACAGCATTAAAATCAGACAAGCGTGAAATACGTAAAATGTTTCACCCAGTTCCATATAATATGTCATTTGATTTATCAATCATGACATTATTAAATGATGACGCTTTACAGGTTGTAGAACAAATACTTCCATACTTTCAACCAAACTTCAATCTTACTATTGATTTGGTAGAATCTATTGGGGAAAAAAGAGATATTCCAATTACTTTAGACTCAGTATCATTTGTCGATAATTACGAAAGTGATTACTCTTCAAGAAGAGTTCTTTTATATACATTAAAATTTACTGCAAAGACTTATTTGTTCGGTCCAGTACCAGACAACAAAGGAGATATTATTACCAGAGTATCTATTGGTGTTGCTGGTGGAGATCCCAGTCCAGACGCAAAAAGAGATCTGGTATACACCAGACCAATTGCAACTAAGGCATATAATAATGACGTTGTTACAAATCTCAGCAATAATATTATTGCAGGTGAAGGTTTATTCATAGTTAATGATGCTTCAAATTTACCAGAAAAATCATACATTACTATTGATAACGAAACAATTTATATCAAAGAGAAAAATAATAATGAACTCATAGTTGCTAGAGGACAATATAGAACCAAAGCAGTAGATCATGTTGGTGGTGCTCCTATTTTTGCAATCACTGAAGCAGATAATGATAATGTTGAGTCTGGTGATAATTTTGGATTTGGTGGTTAAAAATGAAAGATAAATTTAATGATCTTAATAATACTTTTGATGTTGAAGCAGAAATTGTAAAACCAGAACCAGAAAAGAAAGAACTAAAAAAACCTTCGGAATCTGAAGACGTAACTAAAGATTATGAATATACGAGAGGTAACCTCTATTCAATCATTGAGAAGGGACAAGAGGCGTTGGATTGTGCGTTGGAACTTGCTCAAGATGGGGGTCAACCAAGACAGTATGAAGTTGTTGGACAATTAATCAAAAACGTTGCAGATGCAACAGATAAATTAATCGATTTGCAAAAGAAATTGAAGGATCTGGATGCTGATGAAAAAAGTCCAACAAACGTAACAAATAATGCGATGTTTTTTGGATCTACGGCAGAGTTATCTAAAATGCTTAAGGCACAAACTAAAAATATTCAAGAAGATAAATAGAAAAAAAGTATTTTCTAGGAAATGGCTAGTTTCGATATAAATCCTAAGGCTCATAAAGCTGCAACCAAGCAGAGAAAGATTAGCGCCATGACTAAATCTCCTAATGAGAATGAGGCAAAAGTTGCTAAAAACAAAATGACTCCTGCTGCTAAAGTGAATGTTCCTAGATTGAGGCAAGGTCAGCAAGAAGAAATTATACCTGGATTAAAGTTAGTTGATATCATTCTTGGTGAAGAGAAGTGTGGCAAAGGCATGTATTATTGCTACACAGATAAGAAGTGTAAAAAAATACCCGATGGTTTAAAGACAACTGCACGTTTCTCTGGAGGTGGTCGTGAACCAGAAGAAGTTGGTATTGACAAACCAGTAGAAGGTGGAGAAGGCGGAGATAGTGGAGATGGTGGTGGTGGCATGGGAGAATCTCTTGCTATTGAAGATGCCTTTGGCAATAAGTTTATGGAAGTTGTTGACTTAATTAAACCAGAAGATATTGTTGAGAAGTGCTGGAAGGGATATAAGAAAAAGGGTATGAAGACTATGTTTGGTAAGAGATATCCAAACTGTGTCAAAGAAGATGATAAGAACTCAGAAACTTATGTGAAGGGATCCGCACCAGTTAGAGCCTCTTATGGTGGTAAACCAGAATCTTTTACTAAAGAAAAGTATGTGAAAAAATCTGCTAAGAAAACAGCAGAGAAGACTACAGAAGATTACAAGGGAATGTATCAGTCCCCATCTCCTACTAATAAAAGAGTATTGAGTCCTGATGAAAAAGCACGTATGTCTCCTGGTCGTCGTGCAATGCAAAAGTCTGATGATCTTGAAAGGACCGAACCAGGTTCTAAGAGAGCAAAGGCACAGAAAAAAGCATCAACGCAGATGGCTCGTAACTTCAAATCTGCTAGAGCAACAAAGGAAGAAGTACAGGTTGACGAAGCAATGAGACTTCCAGCAGAGTATGGTAACTTGTTGGCAGTTGTTGTTATATGGAGAGGTAGATCTCTGATGATCAAAATGTTCTTTCCTCAGGCAACAATGCCTAAGAAGTCAGAAATTCAGACAGAGATTGAAAAAGTATATCCTGGCGGTAGAGTAACTCAATTCCAAAGAACTTCTTTACCTAGTGAGTATTCTCCTCACAATTCACCAATTTTAAAAGTACAGAAGGAATCAAAAGATGAGACCACTATTGGTGGTGGGAATCTAAAGAAACTTACTAGTAAGGCAGTCAAGAGAGTTGATTCAAATGTTGATGGCACTGTAAACAGCAGTGATATGAAGAGTTCTGACACTGGCGAGTATGTACCTGGACCCGATGGTAAAAAAGTAAAAGCCAAAGCAAGATTTGAAGAAACCGAGTGTGCTCAAACTGCAAAAGGAACAGACTGTGGGGTTCATGGTAAAAAGTGTTGTCCTGGTCTTGAAGAAGTAGAAGAGGGGGCAGGAGAAAAGGACGCTTGTTACCATAAGGTCAAGTCTCGTTATTCTGTGTGGCCTTCTGCATATGCATCTGGTGCTTTAGTTAAATGTCGTAAAAAGGGTGCTAAGAACTGGGGAAGCAAAACTAAAAAGGAAGAAGTGCTGGCAGACATCGCCGCAGAATATTTCTTCAATGAAGATATCAATAGTGATGGTGTAGATATACTCATCGAGGAACTGGGTCTTGATCAATTTGTAAGTTTTGTAGAAGGTCTCTCTGCTGATGCATACCTTACTGAAGAGAGATCGGCAAGACGTGCTAAAAAAGGTGCTAAATCCTATGCACAAGTAAAAGCAGAAATTGATGCTAAAGAAGTATCAAAGAAAAAACCATCTGCAGAAAAAACAAAGGCAGCAGTAGATACTGCTAAAAAACAACAACCTAAAAGGAGACCTGTACTGGACGCCATTGCCAGACAAGTTATGAAGGGTATGGAGCGTCATAATGCTGCAATGAAGAATGCAAAAGAGACTGGTAAAGTTATCAAAAAAGCAGGCAAAGTTGCAGGTGCTGTTGCTAAAGGTGCTGGTGAGGGGGTAAAAACTGCAGGAAAAGCAGCAAAAGTTGGATATAAAATGGCATCTGAGGAGGAAGACCGCCTGGGAAAGTAGATGAAGATTGGCAAAAAGCCAATCGCAAAGATAAGACTGATGGTTTAAGTCAAAGCACAGTAAATGCTTATAAGAGAGAGAATCCAGGTTCTAAACTTAAGACCGCAGTTACTACTAAACCTTCTAAAATTAAGAAGGGATCTAAAGATGCTAAGCGCAGATCTTCATTCTGCTCCAGGATGAAAGGTATGAAGAAGAGACTAACCTCTGCAAAAACTGCAAGAGATCCAGACTCTAAGATCAACAAAGCATTACGTCGTTGGAATTGCAACTAATGAAAACATTTGAGGAATTTATTAATGAGTCTAACAAAAGTGGTGATAGTTCTTTGCGCGACTGGTTTGGCAAGAGTCGTTCTAGTGATGGCAAGCCTGGTTGGGTTCAATTGGGTGGTAAATTTTCAGGAAAACCCTGTGCAAAACAACCAGGTCAAACAACCAAACCAAAATGTGGTTCTTCAAAAATGAAGCGCAACCTCTCTGATAAAGAAGAGGATAGTGCATTCAGAAGAAAGAATCAACAGGATAGCAATCCAAACCGTAAAGGTAAAGCAATTAATGTTGCTACAGAGAAAAAAAGGAAAAAATAATATCAACCATAAATACAAATAAAAGTATAAAAAAATGAAGATTTTAGGAGATGCCACTGCTCTGGCAACGGGTACAACCAAATTTACGTCAGCGACTGCGGTATGGGTATCAAACACTGCTACCAGTGCGTCTAATGTCACTCTTCGCAATGCTGCTGACGATGCCGATCTTGGATCAATAAGTGTTCCTGCATCAAGTGGAGTTCTAATCCATTTAATTGCTGGTCAAGGTTTGAGAGGTGCAGCAACTATTACTGGTACACAAGTTGGTGCATCAGAAACTGGAATTTGAAAATTTAATTGACTAAATTATGTCTGTTGATCATTATCTTGGCAATCCACTACTAAAAAAAGCAAATACAACTCAAGAATTTTCGCAAGATCAAGTTCTCGAATTTGCACGATGTATCGATGATCCAGTATATTTTGCAGAAAATTATATACAGATCGTTACCCTAGATTATGGTCTGAAAAATTTTGAGCCCTATGAGTTTCAAAAGGTTATGTTGGATCGATTCCATCATAATCGATTCAATGTATGTAAACTTCCCAGACAATCTGGTAAGTCAACTATTGTTGTATCTTATCTTCTTCATTATGCACTTTTTAATGATAATGTAAATATTGCAATTCTTGCTAACAAAGCAGCAACTGCTAAGGATTTGCTTGATCGTCTACAAACTGCATACGAGAACCTTCCTAAGTGGTTACAGCAAGGAGTATTGACATGGAACAAAGCATCTCTTGAATTGGAGAATGGGTCGAAGATTATTGCAGCATCTACATCTGCATCTGCAGTTCGTGGTGGATCATACAATATTATCTTCCTTGATGAGTTTGCATTCGTTGCAAATCATATAGCAGACCAATTCTTTAGTTCAGTATATCCTACAATTTCTTCAGGTCAAAATACTAAAGTTATTATCGTGAGTACACCTCACGGTATGAATCACTTTTATAAAATTTGGCACGACGCAGAACGTAGTAAGAACGAATATATTCCAACAGAAGTTCATTGGAGTGATGTACCAGGAAGAGATGCCGAGTGGAAAAGGCAAACAATTGCAAACACATCAGAACAACAGTTTAAAGTTGAGTTTGAATGCGAATTTCTTGGATCTGTCGATACTCTAATTGCACCAAGTAAACTTAGAACGATGGTATATGAACAACCATCAATAACACACCAAGGATTAGATGTATTTACTGATGTAAAAACTGAGAACAATTATGTAATTACAGTTGACGTTGCCAGAGGAGTTGGTGGAGACTATTCTGCATTTACTGTCATTGACATTACATCATTTCCACATCAATTAGTATGCAAATATAAGAATAATGAAATCAAACCGATGCTATTTCCAAGCATCATTAAAGAAGTAGCAGATAATTATAATAAAGCGTATGTATTATGTGAAGTAAATGATGTAGGTGATCAAGTTGCTGCAATCTTAAATTTTGATTTAGAATATGAGAATGTTTTAATGTGTTCTATGAGAGGTAGAGCAGGACAAATTGTTGGGCAAGGATTCTCTGGCAAAAAGACACAACTTGGTGTCAAGATGTCCAAAACAGTCAAAAAGGTTGGATGTCTAAATCTAAAGACCCTAATTGAAGAGGATAAATTAATCTTCAAAGATTATGATGTGATTGCTGAACTTACTACATTTATTCAAAAGCATAACTCATTTGAAGCAGAGGATGGATGTAATGATGACTTAGCAATGTGTCTCGTTATCTATGCCTGGTTAGTTCAACAAGATTACTTTAAAGAGCTGACGGATCAAGATGTTCGTAAAAGACTTTACGAAGAACAGAAGAATCAATTAGAGCAGGATATGTCACCATTTGGTTTTATTGTTGATGGAGTTAATGAAGAATCATCTTTTGTAGACTCTGCAGGGGATAGATGGCATACTGATGCTTATGGTGATATGTCGTATATGTGGGATTACAATTAATCTACAATTCAAATGGACTTAGACGGTCAGTTAAAGTTTGGTCATTTATTACTTCATGATAGGAAGTGTCGAATTTGTGGTGAGAGAAAAAATTTAATAGAGGGTTACTATAGAACTAGAAAGGATAGAGGTATTACACCATCATCTTTTTCGTATGAGTGTAAAGTATGCACTAAAAAGAGAGTAAATAAGAAATCAAACACTTGGAACTATCCAGATTGGTAGTATCACGTCAGTATTCCCCGCGTAAATGCCCTTTTTAATAAATATTTTCAGATAAACTGAGACTTACAAGGAGACAGAATCCATGGCGACTCCTCAATTATCTCCTGGTGTATTAACTAGAGAGGTTGATTTAACGGTAGGGAGAGCTGAGAACGTTCTTGATAATATTGGAGCTATTGCAGGTCCTTTTGAGATTGGACCCGTCAACGAACCAATTACGGTATCCACAGAGCAAGAACTAATCAACAATTTCGGATTACCGAAAACAGAAGACAACCAGTATGAATACTGGATGAGTGCTTCTTCATACCTCTCCTATGGTGGTGTGTTGAAGGTTGTCCGTACAGATGGAGATCTGATCTCAAATGCCAACGTTGGTGTTGGTACATCTGCTCAACTGGATGTCAAAATTAAAAACTTTGATGACTACAATAGTAACTATAGTAGTGCAGCATCTGATTGGTATTATGCAGCAAAGAACCCTGGAAGTTGGTCTAATGGACTAAAAGTCTGTATTATTGACGACTTTGCAGATCAAGTGGTTGGTTTTGCAACAACAGCAATCTCTGCTCTTGGCGTAAACGTAGGATATGGTATTACTGTTGATATCTCAGGACAAATAATTCCTGGTCTTGGTACAACGCAAGCATTCCAAGGATATTTAAAGGGAATTGTAACTGGTGTCATTGATGGTGAAACCATTAATACTAGTGCCGTTACTGTTAAGATCCACTCTAGAGTTTCTAGTGGAGGAACTGAACCTGGTAGGCATGATAGACAAACCTATTCGTCAAATAGCACATACTCTTCATTCCTAAATGGTCAAAGAGTAATGTTCGTTGACCAAAACGGAGAGGTATCATCTCCAATTGACTCAATCTCTAGCGTTGGTATAACAACATCTACCCCAATAAATGGTCAGCAAGACCAAACATATTCTGGAGTCGGTGGAACTACTGGAGGAACAGGATCTCAAGCATCTTTCAATATCACAAGAAATAGCACTGACGGCAACGTTGATGCATCTAAGATTTCTATTGTAAATGCTGGTATTGGATACACTGTTGGTGATACAGTATCTATTGGTGGTTCTGCTGTTGGTGGTTTTGATATAAATCAAGGCGCTATTGCAGCAACCAGTGGAATTACAACATCCACAACAATTCCTTCAGCATCGAATGGAATTTATCTTTCTGTCGCTGGCGTAAGTACCGTAGGATCTGGCATCTCGTTCAATCTCTACAGAGATTCTAGTGGTGGTATTGGAACAGTAACTGCAGTCAATACTGGTCTTGCATATGAATTGAATGAAGTAATTACAATTGAAGGTGCTTCTATTGGTGGCACTACACCAACAGATAATGCTAGTTTAACAGTATCTGAACTCAGAGACGATAAAGTTGTTCTTTCAATCACGTCTAGCAACTCCAGACTTCTTATAGATGGTGTTGATGACTGGTATAACTCCCAAACTCTCAAGTTAGATAATTCTGTAATTTACTGGAGAACTATTGCTCCCAAACCAGGAACATCTGGTTTTGTTGAAGAAAGAAGTGGTGAGAATGATGAGATGCACGTAGTCGTTGTAGACGACTCTGGCAAACTTACAGGAGTAAGAGGAAATATTCTAGAGAAGCATCTGTTCTTATCTAAAGCAACAGATACAGTATCACAGGTAAATTCCCCACAAAAAATGTGGTATAAGAATTATCTGGCAAACTTCTCCAAGTATATCTACGCGGGTGCAAACCCAAGTAATGCGAATGACAGCTTCCACAACATCTTCCCATGTTCAACTGTCTTCAGTCAAGATGCTCAGAATCCCAACCTTTATGAAGCAAATGGTGGATCTGATCCAACCAACTTCTCTAGTCCTGCGGTCCAATCGCAAATGGTTTGGGATAGATCTGCTAATGGATCAATATTCAGTTCTATCGGAAGACATACCTTTGATTTGGGTAAAGGTTTAAATTACACTGCTCAAGGTAATCTCAAATCTGAACTGGGTGATATTGTTACAGCATATCAACTCTTTAATAATAAAGAAGATATTGCGGTTGATTACTTAATTATGGGTCCTGGTTGTGACTCACAAGGAGATAGTCAAGCAAAAGCAAATAAACTTATATCTATTGCTGATGGAAGAAAGGATTGTGTTGCAGTAATTGGACCGCATAGGCAGTCCGTTGTTGACTTAACAAATCCAGTAACTCAAACAAATAATTTGATTGAGTTTTTCGGACCTCTAGCATCTAGCTCTTACGCTGTATTTGATAGTGGATATAAGTATACATATGATAGATTCAACAATCTATTCCGTTATATTCCAACAAATCCAGATATTGCTGGTTTGATGACACGCACCAATTTAATTTCTTTCCCATGGTTCTCACCTGCAGGACAGCAAAGAGGTGTTATTAAAAATGCAATTAAACTTGCATTTAATCCAGATAAGACTCAAAGAGATAGTCTTTATTCAAATAGAATTAACTCTGTAATTAATCAAAGTGGTGCTGGTATCATTCTATTTGGTGACAAAACTGCATTATCATATGCATCAGCATTTGATAGGATCAATGTTCGCCGTCTATTCTTGACAGTAGAACAGGCACTGCAAAAAGCAGCAGAAGCTCAATTATTTGAGTTCAACGATCAGATTACAAGAACTAACTTTGTAAATATCGTTGAACCCTATCTGCGCGATATTCAATCTAAGCGCGGAATTTATGACTACCTTGTAATTTGCGACGAGACCAATAACACACCTGATATTATTGATAACAACGAGTTCAGAGCAGACATCTTCCTGAAGCCTGCTAAGTCAATTAACTACGTCACCTTGACGTTTGTTGCGACGAGAACTGGTGTCTCGTTTGAAGAAGTCGCTGGTAGAGTTTGATCTACTAACTGATTAAATAAACACGGAGGAATTACCCCAATGGCACGCGCTATTAGAACTATCACCGACTTCAAAGCAAAGCTTCAAGGCGGTGGTGCAAGACCAAATTTATTTGAAGTTACTATCCCAGCATTTCCTGCAAGTGTTGGTGAATGGGATGATGATACATTTAACTTTATGTGCAAGAGTGCTGCTTTGCCAGCATCTAATGTTGCACAAATTGAAGTGCCCTTCAGAGGAAGGGTACTGAAGGTTGCAGGAGACAGAACATTTGATGTATGGACTGTCACTGTAGTCAACGATGAAGACTTCAAACTTAGAACTGCTTTTGAGCAGTGGATGAATCAGATCAGTAAACTTGATAATGCAACTGGTGCTACAAATCCATCATCCTACATGGTTGATGCATATGTTCATCAGTTAGGTAGAGGTGCTGCTAGGTTCTCTACAGAAAATACTGATGCTACATCAAATCTTCCACTGAGAACATACAGATTCTACGATATATTCCCAACTAACATCTCTCAAATCGATCTTTCGTATGAGAGTGGAGATACTATCGAAGAGTTTACAGTTGACTTCCAAGTACAATACTGGGCAGCAGCTGGTAATGATCAGACTGGAACGCCTATTGTATAACCTTGATAAATAGTAATAACATTTTTACACTTTAATTATAATGGCTGCCAAGTTATTTGGATTTTCTATTGAAGATGGTGAAAATAAACCGAAAGGTGTGGTTTCCCCCGTTCCTCAGAATAATGAGGACGGGGTTGATCATTATTTAACTAGTGGTTTTTTTGGATCGTATGTTGATATTGAGGGTGTATATAGATCAGAATATGATCTTGTAAAAAGATATAGAGAGATGGCACTGCATCCAGAGGTTGATGGTGCGATTGAAGATATTGTCAATGAAGCCATTGTAAGTGATTCTAATGACAGTCCTGTTCAAATTGAACTGTCAAATTTAAAAGTAAGCGATGGTCTTAAGAAAAAAATTAGAGAAGAATTCAAGTACATTTTAGACATGCTTGACTTTGATAAAAAGTGCCATGAGATATACAGGAATTGGTATGTTGATGGTAGACTTTATTATCATAAAGTAATTGACATAGATAATCCTACAGAAGGGATTCAAGAACTGAGATATATTGACGCATTAAAAATGCGTTTCGTTAGACAAGCAAATAAAAAAAGAAAAGAAGATATTAGATACTTGCCCAGTGGTGAGAAGGATCCAAAAGATACTGGATTTCCAGAGATTCAAGAATATTTTGTATATAACCAATCAGCAAGTCAGACTGGAATTATCAATAGCGGACAAAATTCTGCACAAAATGGAATTAAGATGTCTAAGGACTCTGTTGCATACTGCACTTCAGGTCTTGTTGATAGAAATAAAAATCTTACTCTCTCATATTTACATAAAGCAATTAAGTCACTCAATCAACTTCGTATGATTGAAGACTCTCTTGTTATCTATAGATTATCTCGAGCTCCAGAGCGTAGAATTTTCTACATTGATGTTGGCAATTTGCCAAAAATGAAAGCAGAGCAATATCTGCGTGATGTTATGATGAGATATCGTAACAAACTTGTATACGATTCTAGCACTGGTGAGATTCGTGATGATAAAAAGCATATGAGTATGCTTGAGGATTTCTGGTTACCTCGTCGTGAAGGTGGTCGTGGTACTGAGATCACAACTCTACCTGGTGGCCAAAATCTTGGTGAACTATCAGATATCAAATACTTCCAAGAAAAACTTTATCGATCATTAAATGTTCCATCTTCTAGAATAGGTGGACAAGAAGGATTCAATCTTGGTCGCTCATCAGAAATTCTTAGAGATGAATTAAAATTTACTAAATTTGTTGGTCGTTTGAGAAAAAGATTTTCAAACATGTTTAATGATATCTTAAGAACTCAACTACTTCTCAAGAATATTGTATCTCCAGAAGATTGGGAGATCATGTCTGAGCATATTCAATATGATTTCTTATATGACAATCATTTCTCAGAACTAAAAGATGCAGAACTTCTTACCGAAAGACTGAATATTGCAGCAACTGCAGAACCATATATTGGCAAGTATTATTCTCAAGATTGGGTTCGACGTAAAATCCTCCGCCAAACAGATGAAGAAATTATTGAACAGGATTCATTAATTAAACGAGAAATTAGTGCAGGTATCATTCCAGATCCAAATGCACCTATTGATCCAGTAACTGGAGAACCGATGGCATCTGGAGGAGATGATTTGGGAGCACCAATTCAAGAACCAGATCTTGATGGCGCTAAAGATGGAGGAAGCACGGAAGCACCTGAGATTGTTTGATTATGAACAATTATCATAGATTTTTAGATATTAGAGAATACATCCCTAATATTGATACTTCTTTGCATCAAACTGATGGTCTCCGATGGCCAGAATTTCATAAAACATTTGAATTATCTGAACTAGGCAATGACAAAATAGAACCCTGGTTGAATACCATGGGGTTTACGTCTACTTGGATAGAATTTTTTTATACTCCACCAGGAGATGAAGGAGTAATACATTCTGATAATGTTTACTATGCAGATTGGGCAAAATTAATTTTTCAATTTGGTGGTGAGGGTAGCACTATGAGATGGTGGACCTCAGATTCTGTAATGAGAGTAAGCACCAGTGCAGAGCAAGTTTGCTCAATGGATATTCCTGAGAGAAGTGAATATAATGTTGGTGACAGAACAGACGATCATTATCATGGTCAAGTCTTAGTAACTAGAGAACAATATGCAAATTTAGAACATGAAGTTGAAGTTGGTTCATGTAGTCTAGTAAATGTTGGTCCTCTGCATAGTTCTTACAATCCATCATCGGAATCTAGATTTACATTAACTATTGCGTTAATGGATATGAATACTCAATATGAAAGGAGAATCTTATGGGAAGAAGCATTAGAAGCATTCAAACCTTACACAGTTGATTCTTCAATAAACCTTTGCGCCGCAAGATAAACACTGTGTGTGGGTCATTTTTATCAAACTCTTTGAACTCAGTATCTACTTCATATTTGCCATCTTCACATTCAATATAATAAGGATATTGAACATCCTCATCAAAAATAAATGCTCTTTGAAGTTTTAAAATATCATCATCAATTGGAATCAATAGTGTAGCAACTTTATCCAAAATATCAAATATATCTTTTTTATTATTAAACATAAAAGCAAAACTTCCTGCATGTAAAGTATGTCCATGCTTTCCTTGATCTAAAATTTTGCCAGTTTTCATATAGTGAGATACGGATTTTTCAATCTCCTTGTAATGTTGACCTATAACCCCAGTATCCTTTTTAATAAACTCAAACAAAGCATCATAGAATATTCTATAATCAACATTTAAATTTTTATAAAAATGCTTTGCGACTAGTTGAGTATATCCAGCAATATGAAATTGAATTATTAACCATCCATAAAGGTATGCTTCAATAAGTTCATCATTAGTCATAGTATTGGTCTCTGAAATCAATTCTATGACTTCTTTAATATCATGATCTTCTTTACTGAAGGACATGTAATCTTCTGCTTTGATAGTCTTAATTCCATGGACTTCCCTCGACAAAGAACTATTCAGATCAGTATCACCAAACATTTGACAGAACCAAACATCAATAGAATCATGTTGTCCACACTGAAGAATTTGGGCAAATCCATTTTTCCAAGAGTCTAAAGTTTCTTCTGGTAAACCAAGAATTAGTTCAGTATACGTTTTAACTCCATATTTTTTACTCTTCTCAATTTGCTCAGATATCTTATTGATACTCATATTTTTTCTCTTGATCGATTTTAATGTAGGTTCATTCATACTCTGAACACTCAAGGTTACACCTCTACTAATATCCCCAAGAATTTGTGCAATTTCAAAGATGACTTCAGTAGAATTCTTTGAATATTGAACATTAATTGCTTCTAGTTTACCACGATCTGCTGCACTACGAAAGAGTTTTGCAATTTCAAGGTCTCTCTCTTTAAACATTCCAAAATTTGCATCCGCATTAAATATAAATCCAACATTGTTTCTTGCTGCCCAGTTTATATCATCCGTAATTCTTTCTAATCCAAAGTGCTTGACCTTTTGATATGTCATTCCACCCCAGTCACAATAAGTGCATCTATGTGGGCACCCTCTGTTGGTCTCTACTGTCATAGACCATAAAACATCTGGATTATCAGATACTATTTTACGAAAGACACCGAGTTGATATGGACTTTGAAAATCCATATCTTCAATTCGATTCTTCCGATATATCCTTTCAAATGGTTCCATAGATATAACTTTTCTGAGTAGATCTAAAAACGCTTCTTCTCCCTCAGATACAATAATACAGTCAATAAAGTCATACTTTGTAAGTTTTTCTGTCGCTTGTGGTCCACCAAATTCAATGATGCATTCTGGATACTTTTCTTTTATTAATTTTGCGACATGTAGATTATATTGTTCGTTCCAAATATATGTACTAAACGCACAGACTACGGGATCTTCTAGTCTTGCAACTAATTTTTCAGGGTCTTCTCGTTTAAATATTAAATCTTTTAAATAAAATCCACTAGCTACATCGTCATATTGCATACAATATGCCCAAAGACATCCAACACTATACGGTAACCAATACGTGTCTTCATTTCTTACTTCTACCGCATACTGCGGTTGGAACATGTATAAGTTTCTCATTTATAGCCAAGTCGTGAAAGTATTTATCATCCCATCTGGAGATGTCTCTCTCCATCAGAACGTCAGTGTTCTTACTATAGGTAAAAAACTCGTCAAGCGTGAACTTGTCTCTATCATACCACCACCACTCATGATATGCTTCATAGCATTTTACAAAACTAAGTTTTGGTTCCCAAGAGCGTTTCCCCAATACTCCAATGTGACTAATACCAGTAAAGTATGGATTCATCGGTATTAGTGGTAGAGAATAACCACAACCAGATTGATTGATAAAATAATCTGGACCGCCAGAAGTTCCTTTATATCTTAGTCCATCATGAATACCAGAATCTCTATCAATGTAAATTGCATTGGCAATATTATAATCAAATTTAAACTTACCGTTGGGGTAATGCAGACTAAGAAGTTTTTTTATATAGTCCCTGTTTAATAAGCATGGACCCAAAGAATATTCTGATTTTGTGGGATGCAAATAAAAAGGTATTACCCCTGGTGTCTCGAATCCTAACTGCAAACAATCCCACCCAATCGGAAGACGTTCAATTAATTCACCCCATTCAAAGTGCCAGCGACTAACAAGCGACAAATCATAATCGTCTTCCATCAAGATCATGAATTCATCATTAGTGTTATCAATCCATTCTTGGAAGAATAACAATAGACTTGCAGAGACTATGTTTATATAATGAGAAGTATCTTCCGAGTATGTTCCTTCTAAGTCATCCAAATACCATTTAAAAAAAGTCCCATCCTTTGGAAATGGTTCCATTGGTATTCTCGTATACTTCAAACCAAGAGTCTGGAACTGACTCTCCATGTATCTTCTACGTTCAGTTTTATTAGTTACATTAGTATAGTAAATATGCGGAAGATTCATCAAAAAGTCTTTATTGATATTTATCATAAATAACTGAACAATCTTCAGTTTATAAAATGGACGAACTTCTAGATATGATTGTCAGTGATGAATCTTCAGTGAACGTTTCTGATAAGATTAAAGATTTGCTTTACGCCAAATCCTCCGATAAGATTCAAAACATCCGACCTGAGGTTACAAATAATATGTTTGACTCTGAGTATGAAGAATCAGAAGAGTAAATGTTAATAAATAACTAAATAACCGACTACTGAGCAGATGAAACTCATCAGAGAAGAGATTGAAAGTGTAGAGGTTCTTACCGAAACCGTAAATGGTAAGAAGAACATGTTTATTAAAGGCGTGTTTCTTCAAAGTGAAATGGTAAACCGTAATGGTAGAATGTACCCATTCTCAATTATGGAAAGAGAAGTAAAAAGATACTCTAAGGATTATGTTGACAAGGGCAGAGCACTTGGAGAACTGGGTCATCCTGATGGTCCAACAGTAAACCTAGATAGAGTATCTCATAAAATAACTGAGTTGAAGCAGCAAGGTAATAACTTTGTTGGTAAAGCGCAGATTTTGCATACCCCAATGGGTAAGATTGCAGAAGCACTTCTCAAAGATGGTGTAACACTTGGCGTTTCTTCTCGTGGAATTGGGTCTTTAAGAGATAATACTAAGACAGGTTATAAAGAAGTTGGAGAAGATTTTATGCTTGCAACTGCTGCAGATATTGTAGCAGATCCATCCGCACCCGATGCATTTGTTCAGGGAATTATGGAAGGCAAAGAGTGGGTTTGGGATGGAGGTATTCTCCGCGAAAGACTCGCACTTCAAGCAAAGCAAAGAATTGAAGAAGCAGTTGTGCAAAGAAACTTGGAAGAAAGAAAATTAAACCTTTTTGATGACTTTCTTAATTCACTATAGTATATATAGTCACAACTACAAAATATACTAAATAAATATAGATTAAAATTACTAAAGGTTAATCGGAGAGTCTCAAATGTCTAGTGACACTAACTTACAGGAAATGGAAGCAGGCACAACTCAATCCAAGACCGCTGTCAATGCTGGTGCAAAGGCAGCTGATCCCATGCAAAAGCTTGCTCCTGGTGCAGTAGCAGGCGAATCTGGATCATACGAAGATCTTGGAGGTCCCACTCCAGACAATTATAAGTCTGATGATGAGTCTGCCAAACTCAAAACCCCTGGCGCAACCCTTAAGCAAGTTAAGGATGTTGTAAACAAAGGAGCTAAAGCTGCTGATGCCATGAAGGGTATGAAGGAGGAAGAAGAACTCAACTCTGAAGAGGTAATCGAAGAGGACGAGGAAATCACCGCCGAGGCAGAAGAAGTTGTATCCGAAGAGGAAGCAACGGAAGAGGAAGTTGTATCTGAAGAAGAAACATCTGAAGAAGAAGTTGTCGCTGAGGCAGAAGAAATTGAGGAATTTGATGTCTCTGAAGATGTCAACGCTCTCCTCGATGGTGAAGAGCTTTCGGAAGAATTCCAAGAGAAAGCACGCACCATTTTTGAAGCAGCACTGAGATCCAAAGTCGAAGTGATCAGAGAGGGTCTCTCTGCTGCATATGACAAAGCATACGAGGAAAAACTCGTAGAAGAAGTTACCGAGATTAAAACTGCTCTTGAAGAAAGAGTAGATTCATATCTTGAGTACGTATCCGAAGAGTGGGTTACTGAAAACAGACTTGCCATTGAAAGTGGTCTTAAGTCTGAAATGACAGAATCCTTCCTCTCTGGTATGAAGAGTCTTTTTGAAGAACATTATGTATCAATCCCTGAAGAAAAATATGATGTGCTAGAGAGCATGGTAGAAAAACTTGATGAAATGGAGACAAAACTCAACGAGCAGATCGAAAAGAATATCGTTCTTAACTCCCGTCTTTCTGAGTCGGTTGCAGATGGTATCTTTGATGAAGTAACTGAAGGTCTTGCCCTCAGCCAAAAAGAGAAGCTCGCTTCACTTACCGAAAGTGTTGAGTTTGAAAGTGCAAAAACATATCGTGAAAAACTGGAGATGCTGAAGGAGTCATACTTCTCAGCAAAGAAAGCTCCTAAAGCTCAGACCGAAAATCTGTCTGAAGAAGTTGATATTGATGCAGCAGGTAATGTACCTGACTACATGAACAACTATCTCAGGACACTGGGTGCTGTTAGCAAAAAGTGAAATCTTTATTATTAATCAAACAAAACTAAACTAAGGTAAAGCAAATGTTCCAATCAGAGCATCTGCAGGAAAAGTGGAGTCCACTTCTCGATTATGATGGTATTGATCCTATCAAGGATAACCACAGAAGAGCAGTAACCGCAGTCCTGTTAGAAAACCAAGAAAAGTTCCTCCGTGAACAACAAGCATTCCAAGGCGGAATCCTGAGCGAAACACCAACCAACGCAGGTAATGCTGCTGGTGCTGGTGGTGCGTTCGGCGCAGACGCTGCAGCAGGTGGTCCTGTTGCTGGTTTCGATCCCGTTCTGATCTCTTTGATCAGACGCGCAATGCCTAACCTGGTCGCATACGACCTTGCAGGCGTACAACCAATGAGTGGTCCTACTGGACTCATCTTTGCAATGCGCTCCCGCTACACCAATCAGAGCGGAAGCGAAGCACTATTCAACGAAGCAGACACTGCATTCTCTGGTCAGGGCGATGGTCTTGACGAGGCAAGCGGATTCTCTGATGGCGTTGCAGGTATGGGTACTACCAGCCAGTCTGGTTCTAACCCTGGTCTCCTGAACCCCGTTGGCACCGCTAACTCTACTGGCTATAATGTCGGTCAGGGCATGAAGACTGGTGATGCTGAGAACCTGGGCAATGGCACGGGCAATCAGTTCAACGAGATGGCATTCTCTATCGAGAAAGTTCTTGTTGAAGCCAAGTCAAGAGCACTGAAGGCAGAATACAGCCTTGAGCTTGCACAAGACCTTAAGGCAATCCATGGTCTGAACGCTGAAGCGGAACTCGCAAACATTCTCTCCACAGAGATTCTTGCTGAGATCAACCGCGAAGTCATCAGAACCATCTATAAGGTTGCTGAGCAAGGCGCTGCTGCTAACACTGCTACCGCTGGTGTATTTGACCTCGATATCGACTCTAACGGACGTTGGTCTGTTGAGAAGTTCAAAGGTCTTCTCTTCCAAATCGAGCGCGATGCTAACGCAATCGCACAAAGAACTCGTAGAGGAAAGGGCAACGTAGTTATGTGCTCCGCTGACGTTGCTTCGGCATTGTCTATGGCTGGCGTACTTGACTACACCCCAGCACTCAACGCTAATCTTAACGTTGATGACACTGGTAACACCTTCGCTGGTGTTCTGCTTGGTAAGTATAGAGTCTACATCGATCCTTACGCCGCTAACGTTGCTGCTCAGCAGTACTACGTTGTTGGTTACAAGGGTAGCTCACCTTATGACGCAGGTCTCTTCTACTGCCCATACGTACCTCTTCAGATGGTTCGTGCAGTTGGCGAGAATACCTTCCAACCCAAAATCGGATTCAAGACCCGTTATGGTCTTGTTGCAAACCCCTTCGCAGAAGGAACCGAGCAAGGACTGGGACGCCTCAAGGTCAACCAGAACCGTTACTACAGAAGAGTTCAAATCAAGAACCTTATGTGATCCATCGGATTCACAATCTGTTCGAGAGACCCGCAAGGGTCTCTTTTTTTGTCTAAATATAGATAACTAATTATATACTATGAAACCTCATATAATTACCTTAGGGTGTAGTTGGGCCTTTGGAGAAGGTTCTGGATATACTGAAGGCATGACTGCAGAAAAATACGAATCAATACAACATGATCCAGAGATTTGTTACAAGAACGGTTGGAGAAAAAATCTAGTAGATCATTTTGGATTTACTCATACTAATTTGGCAGAGTATGGTAGTGGTAATGATAGACAATTTAGATTAGCAAAAAGATTTTTTTTATCTAAAACATTTCAAAAAATAGTTCAGAGTAATCAACAAGTAATTGTTCTTTGGGGAACTACATCATTAAATAGGTATGATGTTTGGTTAAATGCAGAACAACATTATGCAAAAGTACTTCTTAATAATGTTGAGGAGGATTTGATCAGATTTGGAAATGAACAAGATATTTTTGCGTATGCAATTAAAAAATATTCATATAATGAAACTGCAAGATTGCATGAACTTGAAACTAATATTATGCATTGGAACCAATTCTTCCAACTCTTGGGAATTAAAAACTATTGGTATGATACATTATCATCATATGATTACAGAATTCGCCCCAAAAACTTTTTTGATCTCGATGTTAGAAATAGATCATTAGTTTCAGTTATTGCAAGAGAACATAAAAAAATAACTAAAACTAAATTATTAATGCCGATGGACGATTTTATCTATTGTCAAGAAAATGGTGTAGTCAATGAATATAGCCTTCATCCTAAAAAACCATATTATAAAGCGATCAGTAATTATCTGATTAAAAAGTTAGAAGGAGTTCTTTAAAAAAATGGCACTTAGCAGAATAGGAAACGCTTATACAAATCAAATTCAGAATAGAAATTTTTTATCTTCTATTGGATTTAGATTTACTTTAAATAGAGCAAGAAAAGTTTCATTCTTTGCAAATTCTGCAAATATCCCAGGAATGAATCTTGGTGTTACTGAACAACCATCTTATTTAAAAAATATTGATATTCCTGGAGATAAAATTGCATTTAATGATTTTACTTTAAGATTCTTGGTGGATGAGAATCTAGAAAATTATATGCAAATTCAAAACTGGATGAGAGGTCTTGGATTCCCAGAATCCCAAAAAGAAATTTTTGATCTTCAATCTGATGGCAATAATACTATTGGATATGACAGCGAATCCATGAACATTTATTCTGATGGTACACTGCAAGTCGTTAATAGTAACCAAAGAGTTCAGTTTGAAGTCCTCTTCCAGGATATGTTCCCATATAATTTATCAGATTTAGAATTTGATGCCACTTCGCAGGATACCGAATACTTTACTGCGGAAGTATCTTTCAAGTATACTATCTATAATATACTATCACCAAAAGGCGATCCTTTATGATATTTGATCTTGAAGAAATCCAGAAGATGTGGGTAAAAGATTCTCATATCGATATGGATAACCTACATGATGAGTCAATTAAAGTCCCAGCATTACACGCTAAATACTTTGAGATGTACAATACCGTTGTTCTTCTCAAGAAAAAAGCGGAGCAATCCCGCAAAAATGTCAGACACGAACGATACGAATACTTCTCAGGTAAAGCGGATCCCGATGTATACCTAGAGAATCCATTTCCCAAAAAAATTAGAGATAAAGATACTCTTCAAAAATATCTCGACGCTGACGATAAATTATCACAGATAAGTTTAAAAGTCGAATACTATGAGACTATATTGAACTATCTGGAAAGTATTCTAAAAATGATACAGAATAGAACGTATCAGATTAAGAATGCTATTGACTTCTTAAAATTCCAGGCAGGATATGGATAAACAGTATGATGTCGTTATTCAAAAGTCAAATGAAGTATTTTTAAAAATTGAGTGTGAACCACATATTCAATATGAATTAAGAGATACTTTTACATTTGAAGTTCCTAATGCAAAATTTATGCCTCAATACAGAGGCAAAAATTGGAATGGAGAAATACATTTATTTGATTTAAGATCCAAACAAATTTATGTTGGTTTATTAGATAAAGTTATATCTTTTTGTGAATCTTATGGATATAGTTATACATTTAAAGATAACAAATACTATGGTATGCCTTTTGAGGTAAATGAGGGTATATCAAAAGCTGGTGTAAAAGATTATATAAATTCAATTACATCCTTTAGTCCCAGAGATTATCAAATTGAGGGTGTATATGATGCTTTAAGACATAATAGAAAATTATTGATATCACCGACTGCCTCAGGAAAATCATTGATGATTTATTCAGTAGTTCGGTATTACTCTGATAAACAACAAAAAATTCTCTTAATTGTTCCAACGACATCTCTCGTAGAGCAGATGTATAAAGATTTCCAAGATTATGGTTGGGATGCTGAGTCATACTGCCACAAGATTTACGCTGGTAGGGAAAAAATTACTGATGCTCCTGTTGTAATCACTACATGGCAATCAGTATATAAGTTAGATAGATCTTTCTTTGAAGATTTTGATGTAGTCATTGGCGATGAAGCACATCAATTTAAAAGCAAATCTCTTATATCTATAATGTCAAAACTACATCATGCAAAATATAGATTTGGATTTACTGGTACTCTTGATGGAACTCAAACTCATAAGTGGGTATTGGAAGGTTTGTTTGGACCATCGTACAAAATTGTAAAAACTGCAGAGTTGATGGAGAAAGGTCATTTATCAAAGTTAGATATTACTTGTTTAGTTTTAAAACATAATCCTCAAGTATTTGCTGCGTATGAAGATGAAGTTCAATATATCATAACACATAGTCAAAGAAATAACTTTATAAAAAATTTATCCTTAGACCTTAAAGGAAATACTTTAATTTTATTTTCAAGAGTTGATACTCATGGAAAACCTTTGTTTGAATTGATTAGAGATTCGGCAAAAGAAGGTAGAAAAGTATTTTTTGTTCATGGTGGAATAAACACTGAAGAACGAGAAGAAGTACGTTCCATTGTTGATTCTGAGATAGATGCAATTATTGTTGCTTCTTATGGTGTATTTTCTACAGGAATAAATATTAGGAACCTACACAATGTTGTATTTGCTTCCCCTAGTAAATCGAGAATTAGGAACTTGCAGTCTATAGGCAGAGTCTTAAGAAAGGGGAAAAATAAATCTAAAGCAATGTTATATGACATCTCTGATGACTGCACTCATAAACAAAGAAGAAACTATACTTTAAACCATTTTATAGAAAGAATTAAAATTTATAACGAAGAGAATTTTAACTATGACATTATCAATGTAAATTTAAAGAATTAAAAAAACATGTTAGAAGAAGATTTTTATGCAACTATAAAATTAAAAACAGGTGAAGAGATATTCACTAAAGTATCACCTTGCACTGAAGAAGATAAAACATTTTTATTAATATCCAATCCAATTACTTTTTCTGAAATTAAGACCAGAGGTTCTCTTGGTTACAAATTAGAACCTTGGTTAAAGACCACCCGTGATGATATGTTCATTATAGATATGAATGATGTTATCACTATGAGCGAATCTAAAGACATTGAAATGATTATGATGTATCAATCTTGGTTAAGAGAATCCAAAGACTTCACAGATTCTGAAGATCCTACTGGATATAGAAAGAAGATTGATAGACACATGGGTAGAATTGGTAACGTACAAGATACCAAAGAAATCTTAGAGAGACTCTTTAAAGAAAGCTAAGCTACCCTGATGAACCTCCACAAAGGTTATTGTACAGAATTCCAGTACTCTTGTCAAGCTTTATAAATTGATAATGTCGTGTTATACTATTAAGATAATTAAATCATTACCTTATGCCACCCTTAGGACCCATGACTAAAAGAAAGAGATCTATTCATTATGTCAATAATAAAGAGTTTTTAGCTGCTCTGATCAAATATAGAGAAGATGTAGAGTTAGCCGCAATAAAAGATAAACCAAAACCTCAGATTACAAATTATCTTGGAGAATGTTTTTTAAAGATTGCAACGCACTTGTCTTTTAAACCAAACTTTGTAAACTACATCTTTAAAGATGATATGATTTCTGATGGTATTGAAAACTGTGTTCAATATATCCATAACTTTGACCCTAAGAAGTCTCAAAACCCGTTTGCTTATTTTACTCAAATTATTCACTACGCGTTTCTACGTCGTATTCAGAAGGAAAAGAAGCAACTTGAGATTAAAAATAAAATCTTGGAGAAGACTGGTTTTGATGAAGTTTTCTTTGACGATAACTTGATTGACGGTGCAAACTATTCTGACTATAATTCTATTAAAGATAGTATTCATTCTAAATCTAGGTATTGATGAAAGTTGCAATAATTACTGATCAACATTTTGGTGCCCGTAAAAACTCTAAATTATTCCACGACTTCTTTTTAAAATTTTACAATGATGTATTTTTTCCTACCTTAGAAGAAAGGGGGATTAAAGTTGTTGTGGATATGGGTGATACTTTTGATAGTAGAAAGGGTATTGATTTTTCTGCTTTGGCGTGGGCAAAAAATAACTACTACGATCGTCTTGCTCAAATGGGTGTTACGGTTCACACTATTGTCGGTAATCATACTGCATACTATAAGAACACTAATGATTTGAATGCTGTCGATTTGTTGCTTCGTGAGTATCAAAATGTTATAATTTATTCAGAACCAACTGAAGTAAAGTTGGGTAATCTTCCTGTATTATTTGTACCTTGGATCAATGAAGAGAACTCTCAGAATACTTTCCAATCTGTT